CTCACGTTATCTGCAGTCAGGCTGATTGTGCCTGTTGGTGCGATAGATGTGAGATGGCTGTTGCGTATGCCTTGCGACCTAATCTTGGACTGCACCCAATCGGGCAGCGTCTTAAAGAAATTACCAACAGTGTAGTAGTCGTGCTGGTACAGCGGGAAACTGCCCTTCTCTGCTGCTAGGTCAGCTGATGTGCTGTAAGCTTCATCACGCAGTGTCTCCAGCACACGGCTGGTAAACTTCATGAACTCATCGCTTCCGTATTGATAGCCAAGCATCTCTGCTGCGTTAGCCAAGCCAGTCACGCCTAGTCCCATGCGCCGCTTGTCTTTGGCTTCATGCTCCTGTTCAGGTAGTGGATAGATTGTTCGGTCAATGATGTTATCCATCGCCCTAACCACAACGGCAATGTCATCTGCATATCCTGCTTCATCGAAGCCGGTCGATAACACATATTTGGTCAGGTTGAAGCTACCAAGCAGACAAGCACCATAAGGTGGTAGTGGTTGTTCACCACACGGATTGGTCGCTGCTATGTCCTCGCAGTAATATAGATTGTTCATTTCATTGATGCGGTCGATGAACAAAATTCCAGGCTCTGCATAGTCCCACGTGCTTCGCATTACCATGTCCCACAAGGGTTTGGGGTCTACTTCACGATATGTGTCACCCTCGAAAACCAATGGAAACGGTTTGTTCTGCTCTAAGCATTCCATGAACTCATCAGTCACACCAATGCTGATGTTAAAGCCAGTCAGTTGGTCGCTGTTATTCTTTGCCGTGATGAACTCTTCGATGTCTGGATGGTCGATGCGTAGAACACCCATTTGTGCGCCTCTACGATGCCCTGAGCTGGCGATAGTCTGGCAAACTGCATCGAATATCTTCATGAAGCTAACCGGCCCTGACGACTTGCTGTCGAGCGATACAATCCGGTCACCTCTTGGCCTGATGCCTGAGAAATCGTAACCAATGCCGCCGCCTTTTTGCATCGTAAACGCAGCTTCGGTCGCTTTCTCCATGATACTCGCCATGCTGTCCCTAATTGTGCCGGAGACAAAGCAATTAAAAGCCGTGGTTTGTCTGGTTGACCCCATTGCGTTCTGCACTCGACCAGCTGGCAAGAAGCGTTGCTCACGTAAGATATGTTTGAATGCATCGAAGTGGTAATCGTCATCTTTGAGGGCATCAGCGATGCGCACACACTTGCTATAGAAGTCTTCGCCTTTCTGGCGGTATTTAATCTCGTCTATTTCCTGCGAGAGTGGCAGGGTTGGGCCGTATTGTCGGCTATTTCTCATGTAATTTCATCCTCCGTTTCTATTAGTTTGTCCATGTACCAGCGAGCTTTAGCAATATCTTCGACACCGTTTTTCAAGCTGCTGCGCCAATTATATTTAATCGCATTGCCTCGGCAGAAAGCTTTGAAACCTTCAGGGCCAAGTGCAGCACGGATTGCATCTATGCATTCAATATCGCCAGATGTGTAATGAGGTGGTGAGTTGACCATATCTACATCTGACTGACGCATTGATTGCTTCATGTATTCTTCGTGACTTAAGTGGGTAGCCATAATCGCACACTCCCTATCTCCTCATGCCATTCCGACCATCTGAGTATTCGGGCCAGTCTGGCTTGTTTGATTGCATCATCACGGGTCATGCCAGCTTTAATGAAAGCTTGCTCGACCAGTTCCCATGTTGGGCGTGAACCAAGTATCTTGGCAGCTGTCTTCTCGCCAACGCCCTTGCAGCCGGAATAGCCATCAGTGCTATCTCCGGTCAGGGTTTGTTGGAAAAAGTAAGCGTCTGCCTGTTGCTCTGTGATATCGAGCATTTCGTCCTGCATTGGCCTATACAGCTTGCAAGGTATGGTTTTCATGTCCTTGTCAGAGCTGACGATAATCGTCTTACCGATGTTTTCTGGGCGAGTTGCTTCGATACCCATAACATCGTCTGCTTCAAGCGTTGGGCGTCCAAGCGTTGGAAACTTTTCAATGACCCAGTCACGCAAAGCTACATATCCAACAGGCTTTCTGGTGGATTTTCTGTTCGATTTATAGGAAGGGTCGACAACTTTTCGAAAGTTTGCCTTGGGGTCGCTAAGACAACATAGAATGTCGTCTGAGTTTAGTTTGTTTTTGATGTTCATTAATTGGGTGTTGAAAATGTTTTTGGCTTCATTCAGGTCTGTGTAAAGCGTCCATATATCCTCACCCCAATCTAATTCATATTCAGTCGCCATAATGGACTGATAAAGCATGATGTCAGTGTCGAGGAGTAATTTCATTCAACACCTCGTGTAAGAACTCTAACCCATCTGCCGTGACCATCCATCGATTGCAGTAACTGTTTTCATTTAGCTGGGTGCTAATGAAACCTTCACTGGCGGCAATTGCAATTTCATTTGCAGCTGCCCGTGCAAAGCCAGACTTAGTGGTGAATGGCGCAAATCTGGCTGTGTCAACCACCATGGCGACCATCATAATAGGGTCGTATTTATCTTCTGGGTTAATGTGTAGCGGCCCAATTGGTTCCGACTCTGAATTCAGCTCCGATTGGGATTTTGAAACGGAAGTGTTCCCCCGCTTCTTTCGCGCATCTGATAGCGATATTACCGACATAGTTGGCTACTCCTTCCTGATTAGTTGTTGAAATTTGTGCTTCATCGTGAACAAAGGCCACGATTTCAGCATCTATATTTTCTTGTTTGATTGCTTGGTCGATATTCAGCACAAACTGCTTGGCAATTAGCGCAGCAGCTGACTGAAGCAGGATATTTAATTGACCATGGTCAGACCTTGCGTATAACCGCCGTCCATCCAATCCGGTCAAATAACCCCGCTGCTTGACCACTTCAGCAATTGCTTTGAGCAGCTGCTCGAATGCTGGGTTGCTTCGGTAGAACTTCTGACGAATTTCTTTGCCATCAGCTGTACTGCCATTGACCGCCTCACCCAGCCTCTTGTCGCTTCCACCATAAATCATGCAATAAACAGCCGTTTTCGACTGGGAACGTGACACGCCCATGGCTTTGGCATTTGCGCTATGTATATCCCCTTCGAGGATTTCTTTGGCATATGCGCCGCCGTCCTGCAAATAGTGGGCTAGACAGCGTAATTCGATTCCTGAAAGGTCAACGCCACAGAGCATACGACCTTCAGGCACAGTAAATAGCTCACGGCACTGTTCGCCATATTCAGAGCCTACTGACGGCACTTGTTGAAGATTTGGTGCAAATGAGCTGCATCTGCCAGAAATACTGCCAAGTGAGTTGATGGTATGACGTAGCTTGCCGTCTTTACCGACCAACTTCATCCAAGCAGCGTTCCCCTCAGCCAGCATCGCTAATCGTTTTTGAATTGTGAATGAGTGGGCTAATTTCCGAGCTTCTGGAAAAGGCATTGTGCTTAGCGTGGTCTCATCAATTTTTGCTGAGCCAGATGGCGTAAACACCTTCGGTTTCCAGTTGTATTTGTTGCGCAAGCAAAACTCGATATGCTTGCGTGAGTTTGGGTTAAATTCGACAGTCTGATACTTAATGAACGGAACGCCTTTTTGGTAACCTCTAGATTTGTTGTTTACCTTTGGGATGAATTCCTCTTCGACAGTCCAAGCTGGAAACAGCTGGTGCAGTTCTTTTTCGAGTTCAGAACGTTCCTGAGACAGGTCACCATATAGTTTTGCAGCTTTATCCATGTCGAATGTCCAGCCAGCCCTGCCAATGCGATAGCAAAGCTCAGCCAGCTGGTGTTCAAACTCAATTGCCCTTGTAGGCCACTCATGTGGAGCTAACGCCTTCCACAATTTGTGACAGACGGCTACGTCAATTTCACAATAATCGGACATTTCCTGCGTCCAGACAGACCAATCTGCCGTTTCGCCAAAATCACCTTTCAATAAACCAAGCCGCTGGCCCCACGCCTTGAGGGAGTGAGAGCCATGCAGTTTTTTGGGTAGATTTGTGGCGAAATCTTCATTTCGAAGGTCAGGGCGAATTAAGCGACTAAGCACAAGCGTATCTGTGACCTTGAGTTCGTTATTCGCATTGAAGTCTGGAAAGATTTTGCGGATGGCAGGAATATCAAAAGCTATACCATTATGCATGATAAGCTCTGATGCACTTGCTAGATGTTGAACGCCAATTTCTATTTTGTCTGGGCCATAAACCCATTTCTGACTGGTGTTGTCTGCGTTCATCACTGCAATACAGTGGATTTTTGTGAGATGTTCTACGAAGCCGTCTGTTTCAATATCGGCTACTAGCCTCAACGAAAATCACCTGAGCCGGACATTTTGTTTCGTTCTTTTCTATCTGTAAGTTTTTCGATGTTAAGTTCAGCGATTTCTTCAAGGCTGTAACCAATATCTCCGGCGCAAGCTGCCAAATAAAAAAGTACGTCTCCAAGTTCAAGTGCCAATTCAAAAGCATCTTCTGGGTCAAGCTGGTCAGGAAAATCCTCAGTCAGGAAATTCATCTCATCGTCACGATGTAACTTCTTTACCTTTTCTGCGACTTCGCCAGCTTCACCATTCAAACCTAGTGTTGGGTAGAGCAATGCACCTTTGTAAAAGATGAACTCTGCCGCCTTGTCTTGATACGCTTCAAGCGTCATTTCTTTTGTGTCGTCAAATAATTCTTCTACTAATTCGTGCATATATCTCTCCTTATACAGTTGCCATTGAATATTGTGCGTAATTGCGATTTTCAGGGTCGGTATAGGTAATAATCTCCATACCTTGCTGGCGTAGCTTGTGGACTACAGCTGCAAGTCGAAACACCCCAAAACTCTCCAAAGCATCAATCGGTGTGATTACTTTGCCTTGCTCAAGTGCGTCTCTAACCAAAATCTCTTGGCTGATTTGTCGTTTAGTTTGCTTCATTGTCATTTTCTCCTTCTGTTGGTTGATGTTGGTTGCGTGAAAGTGCTTCCCAGCTGTGCGGAAACAGCTCGCTGCAGATAGTGTCAATCCACCCTGCAACGTCTTGTGTCTCTTTCTGGGAATGTGGGTTAAGTCGTTGCTGACAAACCCTTGCGAAGCCATATAGGCTTCCTGACCAGTACCATTCGGTCATGGTCGTCTGGGGCA